GTCAATGGGGTAAATGGCCGAGTAGAATAAAGATTTATTGGCTGCGGGATCGCTGACCAGTGATGCGGTGATGACCTCGTCGCACCTTGCTACACAAGTGTTTGCGACCTCCTCGTCCACTCCGGTAAACTCCAGAGAGATACCGATGTGCGTAGGATTCTTGCGAGCGATCTCAAAGATTTTCGCAGCCTCTTCTTCGCTCTCGTAAATGTGCAGGTCAGCGCAGACTCGCCCATTCTCCAGCACAAAGTTGTCCACGAATCCAGCGGTCGAGAACACTCCGCTCCCGTGGTCGGCCTTGACCTTGATGCTGCCTTTTTCGAGACAGGATTTATAAACTTGAGACAGAGTGGTCTGGTCCACATGCATTTGCCTACCAGCGTAATCCCTGTGTCCTCTGGCTTCGCCGATGGAGATCAGAGAGACTCGGTGGATGCAGTTGTTGGACTCGTCTACGAGTGCCGACGTGGACTGGCTGTCGTTGCTTTGGAAGGTGGAAAGGAATGTTGGCATAGTGTGGCTGGTAAGTTGTTCGCCTGACTGGATCTTTTCTGACTGCCGATCAAACCAGTCTCGAGCTGGTTGAGGATCGAGCGGGTTGATGCCCCACAAATAATGCGCGACGGCACCGGCACCGGGCCACTCCTTGTCGTCAGCGTTGCTGTTTTTGCCAGCGTCCAGATCGACCTTGTGTCGAGCTCCCCAGGCACTCGCCTTGATGATCTTCTCGTCGCTGACTTCGCCCGAGGCCATGCGCCTGGCGGCGTCCTTGGTGCCTTCGGTCAGACCATCGCCACCTTCGCCAGCGCGAAGAAATTCCAGTCCGCGCTTGGCGGCGTTGCTGATGTATTCCGGCGGTTTCATTTGTCCTTTTGGAGCCCTTGAAGATGTGACTCGACTTCCTTGAGCAACTGAACCCGAGTCTTGTCGCCGTCGTAAATTGCGTAAGCCGCTGCGATAGCTTGATCGCGTGGGAGCTTATCCATCAGCAGTCCGACCAACTCGCGCAGAGTGGCGGCGCGAAGATCCTCGGGATCGATCTTGACGGCAAACTCTGTGACCGTTTGCGATGATGCTTCTGTCGTGGTGGCGTCGGGCTCGGTGCCGGGAGTAGGTGCCACGGTCGATACTGATTCGCTCTGCGAAATGTTGGTCGGCTTGGCCATGCCAGATCCGAATACTTCCTCGACCGTGAATCCTTCGGCGGCAGCCTTGTCGCGCTTGATCTTCGCCCAACGCACCATGTCGGAAGCGACCTTCTCAGGATCTTGAGCGTCCTCGGTCCAGTAGTTGAGTGGGTTGAGCAGTCCGCTCTGGAATAGCGAAACATTGGCGGACGACTCCCGCCCGATGTCGGGTTGTGGATGCGGTCGGTAACTCCATCGACCACGACAGATCTTGTCGGCGGTGCTGACCGGAAAAATGCCTTTGGCGATGGCGTCCATCAAGGCGGCGTCCTTCATCCGATGCGCCAGCGGTGCCAGCACTCGTTGTCCCCTGGTGAACTCGGCCTTGGCTTGCTCGCTCTCCAGTCGGCTCGAGACGCCACCTAGGTTGGTCGCGTCGAGGCCGAACGAATACGGCAGGTTGTAGCTCATGCAAGTCATCTTCAGTAGCATGGTCATCAGGTATTGCGACTCGGGACCGGGCGAAGATGTGTCGGCAAATTTGATGTCCTGACCAGCGGTCAGATGGTTGATTTGCCCGAACTGAATGTCCTGCGCCATCGCGCTTTGCTGGTTGTCGAATTGGCTCGATGCGTAGCCGTCCATCGCTCCGATGCCAGCCGACGCGCCGGTGCTGTTGGTGAAGATGGTCAAGGCGGAGGCCAGCTTCGCTTTGCCCTTGGTGAACTCGATCATCTCGTAGAGATCGCGCAGGTTGGCCACGGCGGCGTCCAGCTTGCTCACTCCTCGATAAGCGTCCAGTTGCATGGCATCCATGTAGTGGACGAATTGCGACGCTGGCACATCGATGGGGTCGGTATACTGACCAGCCGCCATGCCACGCTTGAAGACTCGGTAGCCGACTGGCTGACCATGCTCGCCGATCAGCACACCGCTGACGTAGTCCTCGCTGACGATGTTCTGGTAAACGCCACCGAGGCGGTCTGGCTCAATGGCTTGCAGGCAGAATGGCAGGCGGATCAATTCCTCTTGGCTCATCGATGGATCGCTCCCGGGTCGGGTGAATACCCAGCCGTAGTCTCCACCACGATTCATGCCCAAGACGCCAAACTCAAGCAGTCGGAAAAAATCGACTCGGTGCGCGTGGTCACATTTCGGGAACCACTCGTGGTTCAACCACTCCTCGACCGCTGCGTCCAGTATCGTGTCACCTGTCTGCGCGTGGTAGCCTTGCGGAGCCACATACATGGCATACTTGCGGTTGAGCGTCTTGGCTGGCGCGAAGTTGTTCTCCAGATCTGTGGCTTCGCGAAGCAGTTGAAGCCGGTCGCGCTGGACCTGAAAGGAGTTGGGCGCAATCTGTGCCGGTGCGTTCTCTCGACGGTTGGTGTAGGACGCTCCGTCGTACTTGAACTCGTGGAGCAGACGCTTGGCGGCCATGCGACGCACACCGGCCATTGGCGCAATCGCGTTGATCGCTCGGTCGAGGAAGTTGGGAGCGAGCGGGTTGGATGGTGAGTGTGCAGCCATTGGTCAGTCTATTGGTTTGCGGTTCCTCGCCCGATGGAGCGGTTGAAGTTTGCTCGCACATTCATGGTCCGCGCACCGCTCAAGAGTCCAGCGGCATAGTTGCATTCTTGGATCAGGTCTTGAGCACTCTCCAGCGACGGGAAGCTGAAAGAGCGTCCTGCGATGGAGTAACTTACGCCACGCACCGAGCTCGCAATTATGCAGGTCACGGCGGCGGTTCTGATTTCGGTGAGTTCGGTTGAGGAGAGTCCTACGAGTGTTCCTTTGACGGCCATATGACCTATGCATAATCGATATCCGCATTAGGGCAAGAGGGTTGCGGGTTCCGGTGGCGGTCCGTCATTCGTCAGGTCAGCCGGATCGGCGGTGGCAAACAGCACTCGACGAATGCGCTGGTCGAGTAGTGCGCTGACCAGACTCATCTGATCGCAGTCAAGCAGATGGTTCGCCTTGCCTTTGCTGACCGTCCATAGCCATTTCTTCTGACCGGCCTTATCCACCTCCTGCCGTTTGAACTCGACGCTGGTCTGCTTCTGGTACTCGTTGCTGACGTTTTGCGGAGCGGTGAATTTATAGGTGCTCATGCCTCCGCGCATGCGGTGGTACATATTTTTGATCGGCTGCTGGCACCAGAAGAAGTAACGAGCCTGGCGAACCTTACCGCCTTGCCCGATGCCGACGTGCCCGACATTGACCGAGCTGAACGGATATTTGCGGACGATCCGCTGACCGTTAAATTCTTCGTGGTGTGGAAAGTCTCGGCGGTTTGTCGAGTCTCCCCACAGTCCTTGCCAGCCGTAGCGGACGCACACTTCTTGCACTGCCGACGTGTCGAAGGCGATGTCCACCAGCGTTCGACCAGGCTCCACTCCGAGCTCGATACGTAGCTCCTCGAGCTCCTCCCACGTCGTGATGCGTCCCTCGTCGATGATGCGGGATTCGGTCGGCCCATAGGCACGGCAGACGAACCATCGGTGCGCACCTTCGCCTTTGCTGGCTCGGCCAGCTTGGTTGTCGATGGTCAAGAATCGTCCGATCTCTCCATCGAAGATCTCGCGCTTCAGGTAGTTGCCTTTGATGCGGTCGAACTCGACGCTCGTCTCAGCGTCGCTCGGCGACTCGTCCCACGCCAAGGCCCGACGCTTCTGGATGTAGTCGCGAAGTGGCTCAATGGCTCCCTGCTTTGCCGCCGCCGATGCCTTGAGTTTCTCCATGACCATTGCTCCCAGCTCGAAGTAATGGACGCTGACAGCCTCCCAGTGGAATGACCTGTGATGCGCTGGAGCGTTCGGGTTGGTGACCTCGTACCGACCAAGTCCAGCCTGCCGACGTCGGGATATCTCGTCAGGCGGCCAGTCCACTCCGCAGTGCTGGCAGTTGTATCGCACCAACGGTAGGATCTTCGACCAGACAAATTCGCCTGTCTCGGTGATCGTCTCCTCGGTGCGTGGGAACTTGAGCCGGTCCTTGTCGTCGGTCAGTCGCTGAAACTGGTTGCAGGTCGGGCACGGTACCGTCCACTCCTCACAGGTGCCGTTGTTAAATGATGCGTCAGACTCGTCGCCAAGAACTGAGCCAGTCGAGAGCGTCAGGATCTTGTTGTTGCGGACGCCTTCGACTCGCTTCTCGAAAGCTGACATGATGCCGGGTCGATACATGTGTGGCTCGTCCATCGTCAGGTAGCGCACACGTTTTGACTGTGCGTTGGAAAGGTTTGCGCCGACGCAATAGAAACTCATGCTCGGCAGGACGATCTTCTGGACTCGCTGTTTGTGGCGGTCGCTCGGCAGTTTCTTGGCCAGGAACTCGTTCTCCTTGAGCATCGGCCCGATGCGATCCTCGAGCCAGTCGGCGGCGTCAGGATCACTCTGCGCCACCATGTAGTACATGCCCGGCTCAGAGTCGATGCACCACGCCAGGTGGATCTCGCCGATCAACGACTTGGCTGAGCCAGCCGGTCCACGCACGTCCACTCGGCGGATGGTCGAGTCGCTCATGGCTCGTAGTGGTTCGATCAGCCACGGACTCTCCTCGGCGACATACATGGGATAGCGAGTGGACTGTGGGAGCCTGAGCACGCCGTCATATTTCTCGACCATCGATCCGTCAAATTTCTCTGGCACCGCCCACTCGGCAACCTGTGCCAGCCACCGCTTGTTCTCTTCGATGGTTGCCATTACTTTGCGTATTGGCCGAGGTAGAGTTTCACCTCTTTGGCGATG